GACCGATTCTGTGATCAAAGAACCTGCAACCTGAATTCAAAATAGCACCATACAACGAATTCAAGTTAATCTTCTTGACCAGTTGTCGCTTGTCCCAGAAAGCTTCTTCTTTTTTGTCCTTGGCTGTTTTTTTCTTGGCCTGCAGTTCTTTACGCTCGCTGTACCAACGTTCTAACAAGCCGGGAATGATACCCTTCTTCTCATAAGTCATTATGGTACCGTTGGCACTGAGAATCCAAGGATGATTACTGTCAAAAATTAGTTGCCAAATTTCAGCGGCACTGTGCACACTTTCTTCACCATTTTGCCAGTCAATGGTGATCTCAGTGCCACGTTGCTGATCCATCACAGCAGTGTATTCCAAACTGCCAAACAGGCCCTCCCAGGCAGCCGCAAAACTTGCTCCGTCAGCAATTTTAGTTTTAATATATCGATCAGTCATTATGGGACGCAGTTGTCCCACCACAGTTTCTGGTCCCATGTTCATGGCACGAATCGCAGACGGATACAAGGAGTTAATGTCAACTGATCCAATCCAATCATGCAAGCCCTTCTTGGGATAGGCAACATAAGCACCTGCGGCCTGTGTGTCGTCATCTGTGAGACGTTGCTTGCGATTGGGAACAACCATGCCACGTTCGTGTGCTTCATTGATAATAGCCTGCTCGGTCACTGCCACAGCACCCATTGTGGTCTGTAGTAGCACAGTGTTGGCATGGGCTAGTTCACAAGCTAGACTCAAGAACTGTAGTTTACGATCCAGTTTGTGCAATAACAATGTATCTTGTCGGTTGTATTCAATAAACTTTTTAAAGTGTTGATTATACAACTGATCCAGTGTGCCTTCAAACTGTGTCTTGCGCTCATTGAGTTCATATTCACCAATGGCATCCAAACTATAACTGTGGCGTTCTTCGTAAGTGTATTTGCGATACAGTTGCATATAGTCCATGTGCACACGACCCACCAAGTCATAAGTTTCCTTCTCGGCACCAAATCGTTCAAACAATCTCTTTTTGGGCAGTTGTCCCCAGAGGCAAAACTTGCGAGTATCATCTTTGCTCAATACTCTAATACACCGATTGATGGTGTAGGGAATATCATAGCCTTCTGAGTTCCAGCCACTCAGCACATCAGCGTCGTCAATCAAGTCAAGAAATGTTTTGATCATGTCCTCTTCTCGATCAAACAAGATGGTGTTGTCAAAGTCCTTGACAAGTTCTTGTGCCGTTTCCCAGGTCAATCCACGCGGAGGTACAGCCAGGGTAACTAGTTGGTCCAGCCAATCTAGGTAAACTGAGATGGCTGTGATGGGATTGAATGGATCTTCAACTGGCGAGAATCCTCGCTCTTTATCAAAGTCCACTTCAATGTCAAAAAACGCAGTGTGTAATTCTGGCGCATCCTGATCTTTGTAGTTTTCTTCTAGACAACGAAAGATGGGATTGATGTCGCTTTCATAAAGCTGTTTGCCCGACTGAATTCGAATTTCCTTGCGAAACTCTTTGTTGTTGCGTGTGCTAAATCTTGACACTGGTGTGCCATAAATGCTTTGAAATTTACCACGTGGATCGTCGTAGTAAAAAATATAATTGGCCGGGTACTCTTGGTACGTACGAACGCCATTGCGGCGCTCTACAATATGTATACGATCGTGTTCACGATCAAAAAGTGCGTCAACATAACTCAAATTTATTCCTCCGCTTGTGGCCGGTTAGCCGTTGTACATGCTCTTAACGTGAGCGACTCGTGTATACTTATAGAGTTTTGCCAACAGTTTCTAGAATTGTTTCTAACAATTCATGGTCTTGCTTGGCCTTGCCAAACTCGGCCTTGTGTGCAATTCGAATTGCCTTTTTAAGCACAGCAGGTTTGATTTCCATTTCCTCGGCAATGGCCTTGATGGTGTCATTGAGACCAGCGTTGAGTGTTTCAACTTCGTGCATGACTTGCATGCCTTCGTTGATGATTTGTGTGAGTTTGAGCTTTTGCTCACCGTTAAATGACTTGGTGTCCATGTAGTTCTCCTGTAGTGTGCTAGTATAGCACAGTTATGTTGTTGGGTCAATGGCTGTCTACACAGACTTTACCAGACCGCCGTGTAAAAATACATCTGGAAAATCTGCCACCTGGTCCAGTTGTTGCCAGGCTTTTTGGTATTCGGGATGCCCAAGCTCAAATACATCAACAGCTTTGAATTCCTGGTTGGCAAATGTATTCCAGTTTAGGATCCTTGTGTACTCTACCAAGTCGGCACCGGCTGATTTACACATGCTATAGAAGGGTGTAATTTCACAATAATTGTCACGTTGCAACACCATGCGTAAATTAATTTCCATGTTATTTTCTGTTTTTTTATTAGCAATCCATGTCAAGGCCTGTTGTAGGTCTGACCAGCGGCCCCCACGACGCAATTTTTCATAGGTGTCGGCTGTGGCAGCATCAACTGTGACTGTTATCTTCTTGACTCGATCTTGCAGTGCACCCAGTCTATGCCAGTTCTTTTCAGCCATGAGTCCATTTGTTTGTACATGCAGGGATATATTTGGAAAATCAACAACATCAATGTCATTAAGGAATGCCATTAACATGGGGCTGGCAAATACTTCACCTGTAGTGCTGATATTCAATGTTATTTTTTCGTCGCTGGGTTGAGCAAACAAATTGTTTTTTAGTATTAGCCCCAGCTCTTCTAATTTTTTTGTATCTTTGGGGGAATTTTTAATCACCTTGGTTCTACAACTGGGGCAACTGAGATTGCAGGTTCTATCCCCGGCAATCCAAATCTCTCTGGGCATGATCCATTGACTGGAATCGTTTATTAAATTTAATAAAACAGGGTTGTCAAGCCCGGCACTATCAACTAGTTGTCCGTCATTTATTACACCGCATCTAGATTCGTTGCAGTATTCATAGCTGCCATCAGCAATGCTTTGTCTTATTGCTTGACTGAGATTGTTTGATAAAATCTCCGGAAGAGTTTGTTCAAATAAATTCCCCACCGAACTTGGCAGCCAGGCCTTGCAGTCACAAAGTCCCACCTCCCCGTCAACTCCAACTTCTATAACAACATAGGGGCTGAAACAAATTTTTCCCTGCAAGTTTTTCTTTGCAAATTTTGTAAGGGAAGAGATGGGAATAATTTTCATTGTGTTAGTGCTCACTTTGTGTTGCAAGGTAGCGAATCCATTCACACAGGCAGCAGCCGCCCACACCACGCAACTATGTTGCGGTCCTAAGGTGATCTTTTTAATTGATAATATATTTTGGCTTGATCCAAGAGATTGGCCATGCCAGGATCTGTAGTGGCCATGCGTCGAATCTCTCCCCAGAGCTTGTCTTCTTGTATTTTTTCTATGAGACTCTTGGCTTGGGTGTTCTGCCCAATCATCACACGCTCAGTCTTGCCGGATTCTCTAGCGTACACTGTGTTGCCACTGTCGGGGCTTTCATATATGTATGTTACATCTGGAGTTAGTGTACCCATTTACCACCTTTTGTGTTTGGGTATATATTGATTTTCAGAAATCTGTTTTGTTTTTGATGCCAGGCCTTCCGCTACACCTTGCTGACCATACATATCCATCAGTTGGCGAACATAGAAATTGTAATGACCACGACGATCATTATATTCTCTGTTGCCCAGCACAGTCTTTAGTGCGGCCACAGCGTCATTCATTGTTGCACCCTGCATTATTTTTAGTGCATCTGTGACCAATGAGTCAACTCTTTGTGAAGCTTCCGCCACACCTTGAGGGTTATCGTTGGGATTGGTAGTCAACATAAACTCTTTGCCCTGATTGAACAGTTTAGCCTGCATGGTTAGTGCGGCTTTGTTTGCGGCAGCCTTGCCACGGAATGAGTAAGGATTGCCTTGTTTGTCTTTGATTAGTTTTCCGTTAAGGCGAATATACCATGTGCCAGACTTCTCTTGTTGGTCGCGGCGTTGATCTAGTTCGTGATTCTCATCATTGGCTCCGCCATCTGCACGATATGCCTGTGAATTTTTGTAACTGTCTTCCGCCACACCTTCGTCCATGTCTTCTTCAGGTTTACCATACAAGTATGTAACAACTCCCATTGGGCTTATAACGTGAGTGACATCATAACCTTCATCGTCAAACCGGGCCAATAACTTTTTAGCACCAACAATCTCATAACGTTCAGGTTTGTATTCGTGGACCAGCTCATCACCGTCCATGACTCTCCAGATGTCATTACGTAGGTAGTAGTGTTTATCTCTGCCATCATCGCCTTCCGCCACACCTTGTTCTTTTTCTTTTTGTCGTTGTTCTAATTCGTCACCATACTGTCTAACTTTGTCACGGAATTTTTTTTCTTGTTCTGGGGTAGTTTCGCCCTTGTGGGTTGGTCTACGAGCATCGTATTCACCGGTATCTACTTCTTCCGCCATACTCGGCCTTTGCTTTTGCAAATAGTAATATGCACTTACAAAGTCACTGGGAAAATCTTGATCCCTTGAAAACAAAGACACAGCACGAGTCTGGCTGGCTAAATCTTGAACAGCAACTTTATACCCTATGTTTAATACATCATCTTCACTGCGAAGATTGGGTCTAACATTGAACACTTTTTGTGCTAGGTTCTCTGCGTAATTGTCCGAGCCACCAGGGCCAGCTTCAAATAATTCTTGTAGTATCATGATCGTTCTTCTATATAATCTTGGCTTTGGTCCTGCGTTCGGCGACGATTGCAGAACATTTCCACAGCCATACAAGCTTCGTCTAAATTGCCAAACCGGGCTGAGTGGGGCTTGTTCTTAATAGTGATACGGAATCCATCATCTTCGTTGCCATGAATTTTGATTTCATGTCCGTCATCTGTGGTAATTGTTTTAACAGCTGGTCCAATATGGTCCACGTCCAGGGGTAGTCGATCAACTAGGTCTGGATCTTTTTTAATAGCCGAGGCTACATCTTGCAAGTAATCGCCTAACTTCTTTTTAACACTACTAATAACATCTTCGGTGGTTCGACTTTCGCCACCAACAAAATAATCTTTGGTGGGGTGCTGGGGATCCGTTTTGCTACCAAGTACCGGACTAATTCCCTTGGGTTTGAACAGGGCCGGCAATTGCGGCACACTGCGTTGGGCCGCATCTTGACCTTCATTGAGTTGATCAAATTTTGCTAAAATGTCACGTAAATCGTTGCTCATGCTCGCTCGTCTTTCAAGAAACTTCTCAACATCCAACCGTGCTTGCCGTGCGCATCAAGACGCTCGGCTATGAAGTTGGCAATACCTTGATTGTTCTCTTGTTCAGCAGATGCAAAACATTGATTCAATAAATCAATCATGGTGGTGTTGTTTTCAAGTAATTCTTCAATCATGAGTCGAGCACGTGGAATCTTTGTTTGACCAGGGATAACTGACAGTTCCAGAAAACGTTCAAAACTGCCTGGCGTGTATTCTTGTAAGGTACGAATGTATTCGGCAATTGGATCAACTGCGCTGTAGACTTCTTCATAGAAATTGGCAAAAAAGTCATGATATTGAGCAAAGTCGGGACCCTCGACATTCCAGTGAAAGTTCTGTGCTTTGATACTCAAAGCATATTGGGTGGCGAGCAACGTTTTTAAATCATCAGCGAGCATTTTTTGTAGTCCTTAGGGGTATCGAGTTGTTGTAACTATTAGCATATTTAGTTTCGACTCGGCGTACTTTGCGAGTAACAACTTGCCCCAATGGCATGGCCACAGTGGCCATACTGCCAGCTGATGTAGTCCCTGCGTTAGCGTTTTCTTTTAAAAATTCGTGTGCTCTCATAATAGTTAATTACCTTTGATGATTAAACGGTGTTGATTTGCCCACTCAGCAGGTCCTTGCTCAATTTCATGATTGGTTGCCCAAAATTTAGCATCACAGGGTTGCACTGGTTCTATTCGAACTTTGTATTCTCCACTGGGGCCTTGAATTTGCAGGGTGTTCTTGAGATAAGCATTGCGCCATTCCCAGGTACGTTCAGTGAATAATTCATTGTTTAAGTAGATTCGATAAGCTGGCGGGGTATCGTTCCACTCGCAATGCAGATCAAAACTGGCAAGAATAAAAGAAGTGTCCATGATTTTACGTTGCTCGCAATTCTCGAGGTTGGCCCACTACAACATTTTTATTGTTGTATTGGGTGCGTAAAATTCTTCTTGCCATTTCTGGGGTACGAGCCTGTACCTGTGTGTCAATGATGTTGGTGTACCCGTGCTGTTTAAGTTTTATTTTAACAGCATAGGTGTTTAATGGTCTCTCAGATAAACGTATAAAATCATTGGCTCTCATCCAGTATTTAGTACCGATACGTGTCGGACTTAAATGGGCCTGTGACAGTGACACCTATATACTGTGCTTGTGCATTGGATAAAGTGGTAAGTTGTGCACCAAGTTGTCCAAGATGTAATTGTGCAACTTTTTCATCCAGTTGTTTTGGCAACAAATACAACTGTCCTGCTTGATACTTGTCTGTATTGTTGAACATTTCAATTTGAGCCAATACTTGATTGGTAAAGCTGTTTGACATAACAAAACTAGGATGCCCGGTACCGCAACCTAGATTCACCAAGCGGCCTTTGGCCAACACAATGATCTTGCGACCGTTGACAAGTGTAACGTGATCAACTAAGGGTTTGATTTCGTCCCATTTAGCATCCTGAATGCCTGCAATGTCAATTTCACTGTCAAAGTGTCCAATGTTACACACAATAGCATTTTCTTTCATGCACAACATGTGCTCACGTGTGATAACACCAATGTTGCCTGTGGCAGTTACAAAAATGTCAGCCTTGTCCCTAGCATAGTCCATGGTGACAACACGGAATCCTTCCATGGCAGCCTGTAGTGCGCAAATAGGGTCAACTTCGGTAACCCAAACTTGTGCGCTGAGTGCTCGCAGAGCCTGTGCACTTCCTTTACCCACATCACCATAACCACACACCACAGCAACCTTGCCAGCAATCATTACGTCGGTGGCTCGTTTAATAGCATCCACTAGACTTTCTCTGCAACCATACAAGTTGTCAAACTTGGTCTTGGTCACACTATCGTTCACGTTGATGGCCGGGATTCGTAATGTGCCAGCCGCAATGCGTTCCAACAGTTTGTGAATACCTGTTGTGGTTTCTTCTGTGACACCTCGGATGCCAGGCAGCAGATCTGGGTGTTTATCATGGATATACCCAGTTAAGTCATGTCCGTCATCAAGAATCATATTGGGAGTCCAACCATCAGGACCACGAACTGTTTGTTCAATACACCACCAGTACTCCTCTTCAGTCTCACCTTTCCAAGCAAACACAGGAATGCCCAGGTCAGCAATGGCAGCCGCAGCCTGATCCTGTGTGGAGAAGATATTGCAACTGCTCCAGCGCACACTGGCACCTAATGCAACCAGTACTTTGATCAGCACAGCAGTTTGAATTGTCATGTGCAAACTGCCCACAATTCTTGCACCACTTAGTGGCTGGGTGTTTTTGTATTCTTCTAACACAGCTCGCAATCCGGGCATTTCGTGTTCGGCAATCTCAATCTCTTTGTGCCCCCAAGCGGCCAAGGCAATGTCTGCAATTTTATAATCCATGGTTATCCTTAAAAAGTAATGTAGTAGTTAGTGATTATACTGGCCGCAGTTATTTTTTGCGACCAGCTTTCATGTTGGCACACCAGTGTGCCATGCGTTGTCTTTCGCCAGAACTGTTGGCAGCGATGCTACGCAACTTTGAAACTGATTGTTTGCAGTTGACCCCTGAGCGTTTGGCCAGCCCTTTACGTCCGGGCTTTTTGCCATCTGCAAAGTTTTCATTTGTGGTTGACCAAAGTAGTTGGCCTTCTTCTTGTGCTATACGGTGTATGTTGGTTCCAGATTTGGTGGGCTGTATGTCGTAGTTGTCAAAATGTGCTGATAGCTTTTGCAGTATTCTTACTACTGCAAGATACTGATCTCCTACTAGATCATCAGGCACAGTCACCAAGATATCAGTGTCGCTGTTTTTGCGATGTTTTCCTGTAGCACGACTGCCGTGGAACCATATTTCTTGTGCCACGGGTAAGACTTTCTGTATAGCATCAACTACTGGCTTTCCAGGTTTCTTGCCATCAGCAAAGTTTTCTTTCATGATCCATGTATCTGGGATTTGATCATACTTGTCTACCCACATGTCATGCAATTTCTGACCACTGATACTGTGAGTTTTTGCAATACGTGTCATTATCTTGTCAATCGTGTCGTACACTTGATCATCGCTGCCAGACTGTAACTGTTGTTTGCGAGCTATCAATGCTGCCTTGAGTTCTTCCACAGCTTGTCCATCTTTGCTGTGGTTCATGTTTTCTATAAATTCTTGAGCTCTCATGCTAGTCCAATCTTTCCCGGTGCCATTGGACCTGTTGCTATTCGCTCACCGCCATCAAAATAGCGTATTTCAATGGGCATGTCCTGCCAGTTTAATCTATATGCGGCCATGATGCGATGATTGCCTTCGTTGACCCAGGCTTCGCCATTGTAGGCCACCATGATGTAGGGCAGGTATTCTTCGTTGGGGTTACTACCCATGGGCGGCAACTTACCGGTCTTTTCCATGTAGTCCATCAACCACTTTAGATCAGCTTTACGCACATTCATTTGTTCGTTACGCATGCCCGGTAACGACGCTAGTCGCATTACACGTACTCGCGGTGGTGCTCCAACGACACCAGCAGTAGTGCTACCCATATAAGGAACACCGTAGCTGTTGCGCCCTTTGCTCTTGGCATAGTCAATCTTGTCTTGCAACCATTCTTCATTGGGTACGTCGATGCTTAACTTGCCTTCTGCTACTGTTTGCTCGTTGATTCGTGGATTTAAATTCTTTAGATGTTTAGCATCACCTTGTCGGCTCCATTTGGCCCACATGGCCTTGCCCATGTTAGTTCTATTAGACGATGGAGATATGTTTACTCCCAGCATGCGCATAACTGCATACATGTTTGCGGCAATACCCTTGCCTTGCCAAGCCTGGTCCACATGAGTACTCAGGCTTTCTAATCCGTCTTGAGTAGGGTGTTTCCAAAATGTTGCGGCACCAATTACTTGACCCTGTTTGTCTAGTGCCAGCATTTCAGGCATGCCTATTTTATTAATTACTTTATAAACAACACTGTTGATTTCTTGGCTGAATTTAAACCCCGGTTGCATCACAGCCTGGTTGAATTTTTCCTTGTATTCATGTAAAAATTCTTGTGCTCTCATTCATTGTTCCTTTTTATCAGCAGTTCCAGCGTCGACGTGCTTTACATATGGCCTTGTCTGGAGTTTTAGCACAACTGATACTGTGCATCTTCATCTGACCACGACTGCGTGAGCAATAGCTTTTGCGACGTTTGCTGGCTTTGCCGCCCTTCTTTAACTTTGATGGTTTGGTAGTCACAGCAGTCTTTAACTTGCTACCTGGATTTTCTCTGCGATAAGCATTCACAGCCTTTTGACTCATGCCGTCTGTTTTGTCACGCTTGTTGGCCTTTTGCCAATCTTCGTTCAGTTGCGAAGTTACAGCAAACGCATACAACTCATCTTCTGTGAGTGATTCCAGGTCCGCCCATACTGCTTCGGCATCTACACCATTATGGGCGGCAATGTCTTCGATAATTGATTCAATAAGATCAAACTCTTCTGACAGGTCCTCCGCCACACCTTGCTGGACGCTATCTTCTGCTAATCCATTTTGAAACTGTTGAACCATAGAATCTATGTATTTTACAGCCGATAGTTCAAAGCCTGCTTTTTGTTTTAAGAATTTAACTCTGTCTGATGCTTCAGGATGGTCATCCCCAGGCCTATTTTTTAGCATATCTGCTTTTACTCCAAATAAAAATTGGAACACATTTGCTTTACTATATCCTATTTTTTTTGCTAAGAAAGCACCTATCAGGTCTGCTTCTGTTTCAGCATCTTTGCCTCTTTTAGAAGCAGGATTTGCAAAATGTTGCATAATAATATGCCCACATTCATGTCCTAAAACAAATGCCAGTGTACTGTCAGGTGCATCCCAAAAAACTGTTGCTTCTAAAAATATTTCACTGGAAGTTAACCTAACAAACTGCCCTTTCTTTGTTTGAGAAGTCATCTGAGCTTCAACTGGCCTACCGTTACGGAATCGACTATCACCTAATGTGACTTGTATTTGAATGCTTTGTAAAGTTTTTACGTAGTCTGGTGCCGATTGTGCTGACACATCAATAAAGGATTTTAAAATCTTGTAGCATCTATTTCTAAGTTCATCCACTCTTGGTTTCCACACTTGCTGTAATTGTGCCGGATTCTTATTTAAATCTGCCATTGACTTATATTGTCCAGCACCTGCAGTACCAGCCGCACCTGCCACAGCCGCCGCACCCATACCTTTTAAGAATCCTCTACGGTCTACTTCTTCTAAGGAGCCTTCCGCCACACCTTGCTGATTCTGTGCAACAGCTTCTGTTAAAAATTCAATTGCTCTCATACATATATCCTTAGTGAAACATCAAGTAACTGTCAATCACATCTTTGCGATTGGCTGCACGATCCCCGGCACCAGGTTGTACAATAACATTCCACTTGGGTGTAGGACCTACTGGTGTTGCCAGCATTTGATCGTAGGTGATAATTGAATCAAGGGCAACTTTGTACTGTTGTGCAAGACGTTGCTTGAATGTGTTGAGTGCTTCGGGGCTAGAAAATTGTGTGCGTCCCTTGGCGTCTTTGATCAAACTAGTGCCTTTACGTGCAATTAGGTCAAAGAACATGTCCTTGGGCACAGTAACACCCTGCTTGACTGTGGCACCGGGATTTTGTTGTTTGTAGAATTCAACTTTCTTTTCCTCGCCACGTTTGCTACCTGATGAGAAGTTCATTGTAAAGTTGGCAGGAGCGGCACCTGTGGCAACATCACCCATCTTGGTGTAGGCATAGAACTGTACATCAGGATTTGATTTGGCAACATCATATGCTAGATCCAAGTACTCTTTAGAGAAGAAGTCACCAGCATCGTGCCAACGTACAACTAGCTGAATACCAGCTTTGTCAGACTTGGCTTTGACTGCTTTGATCTCTTGATTGACTCTGGCACTGTAACCTTCAGGATCATTCACCAGAAAGTTTAGTGCTTGTGCCGCACTCATTGAACTTGCGGGGAACATAACATAGCCACCTTTTCTAGCATAGCAGAATAACTGACAAGCACCTGCACCGGGGCAAGTTGTAATTTCTACAAAGTCTCCAGTGTCTTCGTCTACAACAATACCCGATAATGCCGGCAATGTCAAGTCATAAATGATTTCGCCTTCGGTCTTTGACTTTTCCATCTTGGCGTTGGTGCCAAGTATGGCCCGGGGGCGTGTGGTAATTTGGCGGGACAAGTCATCTAAGTCCCACTCTGTATTGTCATCATCTTTGGTGATGGCTCGGATGTTGCTGCCGTGAATAATAGGAGCAAACTTGTCACGCTTGGTCTTAGTGCCAGTCTTGATACGGTCAGCATAGCCCTGCAATTCGTCACGTGGAATTGTACGCTGTGGTGCGTTGAGCTTGATTGCTTCGCCCACGCCTTTAACAGCTTGAGATAATCTCCATCTTTGTTGTGGTCCCAACAAACGATCATCTTCGGGCTCGGCTTTGTAGCCACCATAACGACTTGGATCGGCATGATGTCTTATGCCCCCAGCAGTTTTTTCCACTCGTCCAGGTGTGACTGGAGAATTATCAGGAGGAGAATTTGGTCCACGGCGACCACTGTTGGCATTACCAGCTTCTTCAACACCTTGGTCTTGAATGTTTAAAACTTTGACTGGGAACCCACCAAGTGTGGCAGCTTCTTTTAATGTTACTTCAAATATTCTCATCTTGCGGTACCTGCTTTTATTTCTTGTAATTGATTCTGCAACTTCATCAGCAGGGGAGGAACACCGGCTGCATCAGTCTTAAATCCCATCTTGGCTGCCTGACGTTGCACTTCACCAGGCCGGATATCTTGTGTGATGGCCATGCTGTATCTTGGGTCTTGTGCTTCTTTGCTGTTGACGGGAATGTAGCCAGTGGCCTCGGTTACACTTTCATTTTTTTTCTTGCCGGCGCAATGTGCTCGTTGACTAAAGCCTTTGGGGTTGGCGCAGTTGATTGAACTCTTGTACTTTTGGCTCCACTTTTCATCAAGTTGTTCCTCCGCCACACCTTGTGATTCAAACTGTCCCGCATCTTTAGCGACTTTACGCTCACTGCCTTGACTAGGAAATCCAGAACTTTGTGTTTGTGGTGAAGATTTTTGCATCTTTTGTGCGGCAGCATCCTGTGCTTTTGCTTTCAATACATTCAGTGTTCTTGTATCTAATTCTCTACCATCTTCTTTTGCTCGTTGAACTAATACATTATAGTATTTGTTAGCCAACTCTACTTGTTGAGCATTTATATTCGGCATCGTCTGAGCACCTGCACCTAGAGAACCTAATGCCATTGCTCCACCTATTGCCAGATCCTTCCAGCCTTCCGCCACATCTTCATTTGACTTTTTCTTAGTGTTGACATTAATAGCTTTGCCACTACGCTCTGGATTAGGATCTTCTCTGCGCTTACGAGCTGCCGCACTTGCACGACCCTTCTTACCTAAACTATGTGCTTTACTTTGTGGCAAACACTTTGGCTTACCTTCACTATCATCACCTCTAGCACAATCACCACGAATCTTTCCATCAGGACCAAAACGAACCCACTTTTCTTTGAACCACTTGCGCAGATCTTCTTCTAGTTCTTCGTTGGTATTTTTCACGCAGTTGGGATAGCGTTTGCCAAACATGGTCTTCATGCCTTCTTTGTGATAGCCTTTCCAACAGGCTTCTAGTATTTCTCGATATTTCATTGTATCGGCCCACCTTCGACCCAGGCACTGCATGTTCGTTTGGCGGCACATTTAAATTTAAGAAATTTGCAATAGCCCAATGTACCAGCATCTATTGTTGACTCAGGATCTGAACCTGGCTCTGACCCAATGCCCTTGGCAATACAATCCTGCATCTCTTCAGTGATATCAAATGCCGCACAGTTTCCGCATCGTGCAGACCGGGCCTGATCAACATCGTCCATGTTCCATTCTTGTGCTATCTTGGCCCAATACTCCTCATTGGGTTGATTGGGATCTAGTGGTCCGTACATGTACTCGTCAATGGCCTTTTTTCTATTTTTTAAGTTTAGATCAATGCTTTGAGTAGCAGGAGGGCAGCCACGTTCTATGGCTTCAAGCATGTTTATAAAATTTCTCATTTTTTGTTTCCCCAATTGTCGGCACCTTTTTTGCGACACTGAACCAGTGCACCACTAGCATAAGCACTGGGCCATACTTTGTAACGGCTCTTGACTTTGTAGTAACAGGCATCTTGTTTTTCATTGATCAGTAATTCACTAAACATTGCCCCGCCGCACTCAGGACATTGTTCTTGCGA